GGAATACATAAGGAAAAAAAACAAACAAAACAAAAAAGAAGATGGCAAAATTCAGACTGAAACGGGAGGTTAACCCAATCGGAAAAACCTTTGAAATGACTTCCTATGTGGATGGGCATACGCACAAGCGAACCGTGAAATACCGGGTTTACCACGTCCACGGCGCAACCAGCTTTACACCGATGGAAGAACCTTTGGTTTTTGCTGAAATTGCGACAAAAGAACATTACAATTCAAACCCGTTTATGTGCATGCCTCTGTCAAAGTTTGTAGAGCTTTTCCAGTTTTCCGATCAAGAGCAAATATTTTGGGAGGCTGTAAAGCAGTACGATTTCCAGGAAGTGGCAGACGGGGCCGAAATTGTGGGGGAAACGGAATAGGGAATGGCAGATATACGAACGGTTAAAATAGCATTTAAAGACCTGGAGTTTTTGCAGGACAACCCCCGCAAAATATCCCGGCAAGACCTGGAGCGATTGGCCGGGGAGATAAAGCGCGACCCTAAGTTTTTTAATTCCAGGCCGTGTCTTGTGAACTACCAGGACGGTCGGTATTTGGTTTATGCCGGATTCCAACGCGCACACGCGGCAAATACGGTGCTGAAGTGGAAAGAAATACCTTGCAGCGTAGAAAACGACGTACCAACGGACGTAATGCGCCGCCGGGCTATCCTGGACAATACACACGCGGGGCAATGGGATCCCGATGTTTTGGCAAACTGGGAGTTTGAACCGGATGAACTTTCCGAAATGTGGGTAAGCCCTCATGTATGGGGCGGTGATGTGGAGGAGGGCGGCGTTCCGAATAACGCGCTAAACAGCGCGAAAGCGGAGGAGGATGATTTTGAGCCTCCGGTAATTGTTGAAACGGATATAAAGCGCGGGGATGTTTTTGAGATCGGGCAGCATCGGTTAATGTGTGGGGATAGTACGAGCGCGGAGGATTGCAAGACGCTTTTTATTGATAAAGTAAACTGTGTATTCACAGACCCGCCTTATGGTGTTTCAATTGGGAAAAAGAATGTAATGCTAAATTCCTTCCAGCCTTCTGGAAGGAATTTAAACGACATCAAGGACGACGATCTTGCCCCTGATGATCTAAAGCCAATACTAACTGCCGCTTTTAAAAACCTAAAGGCAAACATGGCAGATGATTGCAGCGTTTTGGTAACGGCCCCACAGGGAGGAGAGCTTTGCATGATGATGATGATGATGAAAGATGCCGGGTTAGCTATTAGGCATGTTTTAATATGGGTTAAAAACGCTCCTACTTTTAGCATGGGAAGGCTCGACTATGACTACCAGCATGAGCCGATTTTATTTACATGGAACAAAACGCACAAGCGAAAAAGAGATGGACAGTTTCAGACAAGCATCTGGAACGTTGAAAAGCCGAGATCAAGCAAGGAGCATCCAACTATGAAGCCAGTTGCCCTTCCAGAAAACGCGATACTTAACCACAGTGACCCAGGGGATGTTATTGCAGATATTTACCTCGGCTCCGGCACTACAATGGTCGCCGCACACCAGCTAAACCGAAAGTGTTATGGCATGGAGCTTGACCCGAAATACTGCGAGGTAATCATTCGCAGAATGGCAAGACTTGACAGCACATTAACCATAAAAAGGAACGGCGTGGACGAAACGGCACGTTGGATTGAAAAACAGGCGTAAAACAGGCAATGGCAGGTAAAGGAGGTAAAATATCACCGGCAACGGAATTCAAACCCGGCCAAACGGGAAACCCAAACGGGCGGCCTAAGAAGCTGCCCGAATTGGATAAGCTATTGGCGGGCGTATTGGGCGACGAACAAAACGGAATGACCGCAGGAGAGGCTATTTTGATGCGCTTACGTAAAGACGCATTGAGCGGGAATATCAGAGCCGCCGAGATCCTACTCGACCGCGCATACGGCAAACCGAAACAGCCGGTTGAACATTCCGGCGATCAGGACAAACCGATCAAAGTACAAACGGACAAACTAAGCCTGGACGAACTGAAGGTTTTAACCAAGCTAAGGGAAAAAAAGATATAGGGATTTCATAAGCACTTTTTTGGTTTGGCCCGGCTCTGTCAAATGGGCCGGGCATTTTGTTAGATGGGAAAAGAGATTGAAATATCAGAGGCACTACTTGACCGCGCGCACCGTGAACTGGCGGCGCTTGACTTTCGGTATTTCATCCAGCAAGCCCGCCCAGACTATCAATTCAATTGGCATCATGACCGCCTTATTGATGCCCTGCAAAGGCTGGCAGACAGGCACTATAAACGGCTCATTGTTATGATGCCGCCACGACACGGGAAAGCGCTTGAGGTTAATACCCCTATACCAACTCCAAATGGATGGATTAAAATAGGTGAATTAAAAGCAGGAGATGCTGTTTTTGATGAAAATGGAAATCCTTGTAACGTGGTCGCTGTTTCGGAGGTATGGAAAGACAGGCCAGTTTATAAGGTTAAAACAGACTCTGGAGATGAAATAATAGCGGATGGTCAACATGAATGGCCTGTTAGGCTATGTAAAAAAAGAAAAGTGATAAAAGTAAAAACAACAGAGTTTTTGTTTAACAGAAAGTCAAAAAGGAATCCAATGCTTTTGAGAGCTGGATCGCTTAATCTTCCTGAATTAAAACTACCAATTGATCCATATTTTTTAGGGCTTTGGCTTGGAGATGGCAATTCAAGATGCGCAAGGATAACATGCTCAGATGAAGATTTTGTTAGTATAAAAAAGGAGCTTGAGAAAAGAGGGTTGAAAATATCTGATAATAGGCGTGGCCTATCCGTTGGTGTTCTTGGTGTTCAAAAAACTATGAAGGCGATAGGTTTGATGCCAGAAAAATTTATCCCTTCGGAGTATTTTAGAGCGTCAGCTTCTCAAAGGCGGGACTTATTAAAAGGCTTAATTGATTCGGACGGATACGTTGCAAAAGGCGGCCAGGTTGAGTTCTGCTCAACAAGTGAAAATTTGGCTTATGGTGTAAAAGAACTCGTCAATTCTCTTGGATATAAAGCAAGTTTAATATTTGGGAGGTGTATGCTTAACGGGAAAGATTTTGGGGCTAAGTACCGCGTAATGTTTTATGCCAACGATATTGCAAATTTGAAGAGGAAAAATGACAGAACAATAAATCCGTCAAGAGGCCATCACTACCTTTCTTTTGAATACGCAGGAACTGCTGACACAGTTTGCATACAAGTAGACTCTAAAAGCCATTTATTTTTGGCTGGGAAAGGAATGATTCCAACGCACAATTCCGAGCTTGTTTCACGCCTTTTCCCCGCCTGGATATTGGGGCGCAATGGTAACGAGCAGATAATACTTTCCTCTTACTCGCTCGACCTTGCAAGTGCAATGAATCGGGATTGCCAGCGCATTATTCAAACCCCCGCCTTTTCTGAGATGTTCCCACAAACCCGCCTATCAGACGGCACAGGCGAAGCAATAAAGACACAAAAGAGGTTTGATATAGTAGGTAAAAAGGGCTACTATGTGAGCGCGGGCGTAGGTGGTGGTATTACGGGCGTAGGTGCTACCGTAGCCATTGTGGACGACCCGGTTAAGAACGCAGCAGAGGCAGATAGCACAACCTACCGGGATGCCGCATGGGAATGGTACACCACGACCTTTAGAACCAGATTTGAACCGGATTGCATAGAAGTAATTTGTCAGACCCGCTGGCATGAGGACGATCTAACAGGGCGCATCCTGCAAAGGACACAGGTAGGAACGGATACACAAATTATCAATTTCCCGGCAATATGTGAACAATCAGAGGAAAGCCGGGATGTGGGTGAACCACTTTGGCAAAGTAAATACAGCCTGGAAAAGCTAAACGAGATCAGGCAGGAAGTAGGAAGTCGGGCATGGAACGCACTCTACCAACAAAGGCCGGCCCCGGACGAAGGCAGTATATTAAAAAAGGCATGGTTTCAAACATACCGACGTTCCGATCTGCCAGACGGCCCGGTTAACTTCTACTTTGATACGGCATACACTGATAAAGAGGCGAACGACCCGACGGCCGGAATAGCCTACATTAAGCGCGGGCCTGATTACTACATTTTAACATGCGCAGATAAGTGGTTGGATTTTACCGGGCAAATTACCTGGATACAAGCGTTTGCAAACGCCAACGGGTACACACCGCGAAGCCTGATAAGGATAGAGCCTAAAGCAACGGGTAAATCAGTAGTAGAGGTTATCCGAAAGCAAACCGGGCTGAATGTAAAAGAAGCAGACGCACCGAAAGAAAGCAAAACAGCGCGGGCAAACGCTATCGCTCCGGTGTTACAGTCTGGCCGGGTGTTTGTGCCTGACGGTGTGCCTTGGGTAGATGCCTTCTTTGCCCAGATAGCAGCGTTCCCAAACGCGGCACATGATGATATGGTAGATTGCCTGGTTGGCATGATACAAAGCGAACAAACTACGGGCGTTAAGGTACATTCTACGGCCCGGTAATTTTGTCCAATCCGTACTACCACAACCCATAACACCCCCGCCGAAACAAGCTAAATTTGTGTGCAAACAAACACAAAGACCATGGCTTGTACCACACTACTCCCGGCTCTTGTAAGCAACGATGCTTGCATGACCACCAAAACCGGGCAGATATTCAAGTTCTACCATACAAGGGCAACGTCAGCCGATGTACTTACAGACGTTACCGACGACACAGAATGGGCAACCCGCCTGAGCCAGTCCGCAGCTATTCCAGGCAGCGGCGCCGCTCCAATCCGTCAATGGTCTGTAATTGGATCAAAGGCAGAGGGCGAAGTTTCAGAGGTGGAACTCCCTTTGAATGGCGTTTTCTCTACCAAAGGAAATACTGTTATTCAGCTTCGTTGTTACGACCTGACTACGGAAAACCTCGCAGCCGTTAAAACCTTCAACGATGCCGGAAGCAGCAAACAAAAGGCTTGGTTTGCTTTTGACGATGTTATGGCAGGCGGCGACAGCGGAATAAATGGGTATTTGCGTATGGATGTCGTTATTCCTGAAAGCAGCCAGGAACTTTCACACATTGCCATAACCTTTACCTTTAAAGGCTCTATTGGTGGATTTGATACATCCCCACTCCCTGCCTTTGCTTCATACTAATACAAAGCGATAAACAAGCCAAAAAGCCCGGCCCTACCAATCGGGCGCGGGCTTTTTTAATATATGCAGCAAGCCACAATCAATGCACGGTTAATTCAGGTTGCAGCCGGAAAGCGGACGCACCCCCACTACACGCGTACTGTGGAGCTTGCACGTATGTACAGCGCACTAAGTACGGGTGAAGGGATAGAGGAGTACATGAAGCTATACGCCCGCCGGGAAGATAAAGCCCTATTTAATCAGCGTGTCGAGATTACCGAGCAAATAACGCCATCCATCATTGCTAATCTTTCGGCAATGCTGGAAAAGGCATACCGTTCGCATTACCGCCGGGAATTGACATACGGCGCAGGTGAACAGGCAGACGCAAGGGCGGCAGAGCTGGAAACGATGCTTTCCATGTACGCGGGCAAAATGGGCGCTGATAGGTTTTGCCAGGAGCGGCTAATTGAACTAAATTGCACAGACCCCAATACCTGGATTATCCAGGAATGGAAAGATTTTGACAATTTACGCGACTATGCAAGCCCGTATCCATTTGAAGTTAAATCCGACATGGCGCTGGATTTTGCCTACGAACGCGGGGAGCTTCAATACCTGACCGCGTTAACCTACGCGGCTAATCCGAAAGACGAACGCACACCACTAAAGGTTTTAACCTGCTATCAAAAAGACTTTGCCTCGGTACTTCGCCAAACACCAAACACAACAAGCCGTAAGGATGCCAGCGAGTTAATACCAGGCGAAGAAATAGCGATTGGAGGGCATTTGTGGACCTATACGGAATACCGGCATAACCTTGGGTTTGTTCCGGCACATCGGGCTGGATACAAGCGCGACAAACGCACGAACGGCGAAAGCTACGTTTGGCCATTTGAAGCGGCTGACCCATACCTAAAGAAAACGCTAAAGACGGTTTCTGAGCTTGACTTGACGGCCGCTAACGTGGCAATGCCGCTAACGATCAGGTACGGTGACATTTGCCAGGCTCCAGGGTGTAACGATGGATACACAGACGGCGGCGGCACCTGCAAAAGCTGCCACGGCACAGGGCGCAAATCTTCGCCCACCTCTGTAATGGAGGAAATAGTAGTGACCCCGATGCCGGACAGCCCTGATAGGATGCTGGATTTATCCAGGCTTTACACCCACGTCCACCCGGATGTATCAATTCTGGATTGGCAAAAGGTGTATGTGCAAGACCTGGAAAAGAAGTGCAAAAGCGCAGTACTAAATAGCGAGTTATTCAGCAAGGACGAAGTGGCACAGACGGCAACGGGTAAGAGCATTGATCAGCAAAACGCAAACGACTTTGTTTACAAGTACTTCAGGTTTTACGCGGAGTTTTGGCGGTTTACGGTTGAAACGTTCGCAGAGATTACCGGAAAGCGTAGCGGCCTAACGGCGCAAATATTTGTCAGCCGTGACCTTAAACTGAAAACGGTTGGCGAGTTGATGGAGGATTTGAAGTCTGCCAACGACAGCGGATCAGGCCCGGCAACCCGGCAAAACATTGAATGGGATATAAACCGGGCAATGATGGTGGATAGCCCTGAAGAGTTCAAACAATGGGAAATTCGGGAACGCTTCAATCCTTTTTCTGGATACACCGAAGAGCAAAAGATGGCATGGGCGCAAAGCGACCTAATACCACGGGCGCAACGTGTTTTGTATGCTAACCTGGGCTACATATTCGACAGCCTGGAATTTGAGAACCAGGGCTTTTACCGCTTACCATACGAACAGCAAAGGCAGTTAGTAGCGGCAAAGGTTGCAGAAATAATGGAACAAACCGGCCCGGCGGCTCCGGCCTTAGCTCTGTAAGATGGAAGAGCTACTGCAAAGTATACGGGAATGGATAGAAGGGTTTGACAGGGATTTTGAGAGCCTGAAAATCAAACTTGAAAAGGATTTGCGGAAAGTGGAGGCAAGTGTTTTGAGGCGGGTATTAGCGGATATTTTGCCGCTTTTGAAAGTAGAAGATGGCATCATAAAAAACACGGTGACAAACATGGCAAAGGCCAATGTGTTAGACCGGGTTTTTCTGGAAATACAGCAAGACGAACTAAAACCCATCATTCAGGCATTTTCAGAGGCTTTACTATCAATAAGCGGGCGAAATGCTGAATACTACCTAATGACCGGGTTTGATACGGCGAAGGTTAATGCGATTGCAAAAGATACGGCACTACTTAGAAGCGTAGTTGGCTTGGATGAAAAAGGGGAACTGATAAATGGCGGTTACCTGGACAGCCTGTTTAAGAGTGAAGCGGCAAAGCAGGAAGTAAAACAATACCTGTTAACCGGGATTGCCACAAAGCAGGGCGTTAATCAGTTCCAAAAAGGGCTAAAGAACCTGATTGAAGGCACAAAGGAAGTAGAGGGGGCAATGATTGGCTATTGGCGGCGGTATGCCTTCGATCAATATGCACAGGTGAGGGAGGTTAATAACCTGCATTTTGCACAGGAATTAAACCTCAAATATTTTGTGTATCAGGGTGGAATTATCCCCACAAGCCGGGATTTCTGCAAAAAGAAAAACGGTCGGGTTTTTTCGGACCAGGAAGCCTTAAAAGATTGGCCTAAAGACCCGGATTTGATAGATAAAAAAACGGCCGCTTCATATAGGCCACTATTGGAACGAGGCCGGTACAATTGTCGGCACTTTTTGATGTGGATCTCTGAAGAGCGGGCAATGGAACTTAAACAACGGGAAGATGGCGAATAGCAATTTGATAACTATTGGCGAAACTGCACACCGTCTTGACATTGCGCAGGATGTGGCGGGGGATTTCCGGTGGGCGATAGAGTTCCTGGAGGAAGGTACAGACACGCCTTTGGATGTGTCAGACGACGACTTTTTACTGGAGGTGTACGACACAGACGGCACGACGGTAATAATGACCGGCACGCAGTCTTTTCTTTCAGATAGCATTGTTCAGTTTGAGATACTAACGGGTGATTACGACGGCTCCACAGGATGCCGTTATGATTACAAGGTTTTGCAGACCACAGTAAGCGGATTTAAAAAGGTATTGTTCAGAG